GCATACAGTAAGATGGCAATAAATTTAGATTTCATATCAAATCTTCCAATGGAGTTGCAAGAAGATATATTGCGGCATATATCTGAGAGGATGGATAAGGATTGTCCAGTCGAGATAAACGATAAAGTATACTTTGTAGAGAAAGACGTTGCTAAGTTGATCGAGAGCCTTACGAGAGAGTGTGCCGAGTTGAGTATCCAAGTTAGAGGGAACTGATGCCTCCAAAATTATATGATACATCGGCTGATAGAACATCTGTTTCATTACATGACCAATATTTACAGATGGTTGATTTTGAAGAAAGATGGAAACATGATAAAAGAAGTAATGAGCGTGAAGTAAGGGAATATGAAAAAAAGAAAGCTGAGAGGGATAAGTTTCTTGAAGAGAGTTTTGATGAATTTTGGGAAGCTACTCTTGAACATCCACAGATATCAGGTGAACCATTTAAGAAGATCGACAGACCTTCTGATAAAGAAGATCTTAAGAAATATAAAAAAGATCTACACCATCTTTGGACTACTTTGGGAAAACCATTGATACGTCTTTCTTCTGGTAATATGCCGAAATTTCACGGAGGAACGTGGTACTCAGGTGGTAGATACGGCTATGATTATATTGAAAAACGTGAGATTGGGAAGCCTGCTTCTAAAATGCCATATCCTTGGTCAGATGAATTTTTAGATATAAATCCAAAAACTAGCACTATGTCAGATATGTTATATGGTCCGTTGATCTATGGGCCAGATTGGTATGAATCTGCTGAGGGGAGAATGGACGAAATAAATATTAATCCTAATTTTAAACGGCTTATAAACTATCATTTTCTAGAGGAATTAGGTCATCAAATGCAAGGTCGAAAACTGTATGGTAGTGATCTAAGTAATTGGAGGAATTTTGAGGATCGACAGTATGCTAAAATAAGTAAGAAGGCAAGTACTTATGACGATCCTAGATCAAAAGAATATCAAGCTCATACTACATATTGGGATCTGATAAAAAGAGCTTCATTAGGTGAAGGATCAGCATTGGATAAAATTAAAAATCTTGATTATGAAGATCCATTGACACATGGTTGGTATTCGATTTTAGAAACAAATCGTAAAAAAAGAAATTAATGTCAGAGTATAAGAAGATAAAATGGCTGTAAATAACAGAGTTTTCGATATGATGACAGCAGCAGCTGATAAGACGAATGTTGATATCATTGCTCAGAAAGAAGATAAGAAAGTAACATCTAAAGATATACATACTGCATTATTAGCTGCTGGTATGACACCTGGATATGGGAATATAGCTGATATGGCAGATGCTATCTTGTATGCAGCTGAGGGAGAATTTGGGGAAGCTGCTTTGTCTATGACTGCTATGATTCCGATAGTTGGTCAAATAGCAAGAGTTAAAAAAATACAAAAAGGAGTTGGTTCTTTATCTTCATCAGTTCAAAAAAAATTATTTGAAGCAGATTATATACCTACTTGGATTAGTCATGGCGGTACTGGGCCTAGAGGTAGGCGCAAGAATCCTTTCTTTGAAAGTGAACAGAAGGTGATGAAAAGGATTATAAATGAGAGAACTAAAAGAGGTAGAAAGATGTTAGAAGAAATGGAAAAAGGTGAAAAAATTCTCAAAGAGTTTGGAATAGATCTATAAATGTCAGAGTACAAAAAAATTAAAGGAAAGCGTCACTATATCTTTGATGATGTTGGTGAGTATATTGAGCATTTTGGTACAAAGCATGCTCCTCCTATCATAGAAGATTGGCATGATGGAAAAGAAGGCGATTGGGTAATGAGTGATGATAACAGGATAATCCAGTTACTCAAAGTATCGGCATTGAACCATCCTAATGACAGGAAGAATTACAAATGGGCAAAGAACTGGGTGAGGACGGTAGTAGGAACATTCGTTAATAATAAGAAGACATTCATGGATACTGATTTCGAGCAGCATCCTAACAGGTATACATTCTCAAAGACGATAAAGTATACGAATAACAGGGTAAAGAAAAGGAGTAAGTTGACGAATAATGAAAAGATGTTCACGACCAATGTTGTTTCTGGAATGGGCCCTGTTAAAGCTTATATGGATGCTTTTAAAGCTACATCAGAAGGTAAGGCACGCAAGAAAGCGTTAGTGTTATTGAAACAGGAGAGAGTTATGTCAGACATAGAAAAAGGAGTATTGGATGTTGCAAAAGAGATGGGTATCGACCATCGATACATATTAGAGAGATTGAAGTGTCTATCTGATAATAGCGAGGATGATAACATCATATTGCAGTCAACTAAAGAATTGGGTAAGATAATTGGCACATCGGTCAATTCATACAAACAAAAGGAAGTTGGAGTATTTGGGATGTTTCAAGGTTTCTCACCCGAGCAGATAGAGTCAGTTAAGACAAAGGAGATAACAAATGGTTCTAATGAAGATCAATTGTAGATATGCTTCCCCTTCCACAACATTAATGTATAGATATATGGTCTTCTATGGGCCGTCGAGCAGATAACAAAGCATTTGAAATGATGACAGCAGCAGCTGATAAAACAGCTGTTAATTTTGAAGGCGGTGTAAAACCTCCTGATAAAGAATACGGGACATTGCAACTTCATACAACACTTGCTGGAGCTGGCTTCTTACCGGCCCCAGTTGGGACTGCGGCTGATGTAGTAGATGCTTTACTATATATTGTAGAAGGTAAAAAGGGCGAAGCTGTGATTGCTGGTCTAAGTGCTCTTCCTGCTGGGAGTCTCTTATTTGGAACTGCAAAGGCTGGTAGGAAGGTAGGTAGGGTTTTACATCGTGGTATTGGATCTGGTGAGTATCTCGATAAAACATTTCGTACTACTGGGAGAAAAGGCGGAGAAAAATTCTTATCTATGTCAGATGCTCAAGAGTTAGTGACCAAAACTGAGACCGAAGTAATGGATGAATTTAAAAAGCAATATATAGAAGGAGGTTATAAGGTTGTTGGAAAAGAAGGAATTCTACATACAACGACAGCAGCTGCTGAAGCAGGAGCTATATATGGAGAAAAGATACTCAGGTTGGAAATAGATCCTAATGTAATATATGAGATGCAGCATGGGATGGGTGTAGGAAAAAATACTTTATTAAAAACTCCAAGTCAGGGAGCTAGGGGACTTCCAAATGTATTTCATTATATATTTAATAAAGGTTTGGCACTTGAAGATGTTAAAAATCTAAGGATATTCCAGGATTATAATGAATATGTTCAATATATGCTTGACGCAGGACATATTAAAAGTTATGATCTACCTAAGTATCAACAAATGTATTGGGATTATAAGCGTTTCCGTTGAATATAAATTCTCAGAATGTATCAGAAGCTGAAGAAGTATTCGAACTCGCAAGTAAGGATCTTATAAGTTTTGGTAAACTATTCCTTCCAGATGATTTCATGCGGAGTGAAACACCTCCGTTCCACTATGAGGTAGCGGACAGTATAGATGATAAAGATTGCAAACAACTTGCTATTGTATTACCAAGAGGTCATGGCAAAACTGTACTTACAAAAGCTTCGATACTTAAAGATTTTGTTTTCTGTCCAAAAGACGATATGTTCTTTTATGCCTGGGTATCGGCCACGCAAAAACTCTCTGTTGGTAATATGGATTATATCAAGCATCATCTTGAGTACAATGATAGGTTCATATATTATTTTGGCAGACTAAAAGGACCTAAGTGGACAGAAGAGGATATAGAATTAAACAATGGTTGCAAACTCATTTCCAAGTCTAATGTCGCGGGTATTCGGGGAGGAGCGAAACTCCATAAGCGATATGATCTTATCGTACTTGATGACTTTGAACATGAAGCTAATACAATTACGAGAGATGCAAGGGACAAGAATGCGAATCTTGTTACCGCTGTCGTATATCCTGCAATTGAGCCTCATACTGGTAGGCTGCGTGTTAATGGCACTCCCGTTCATTATGATTCTTTCATTAATAATCTTCTTATCAATCACGCTCGCGCTAAGTCAGGTGATGATGACTTTGCATGGAAGCTTATTACATATAAAGCAGTTAGTCCTGAAGGTTCTCCATTATGGGAATCATGGTTCCCAAAGACAAAGTTAGAAGAAAAGAAGAAATTCTACAGGGATTCGGGTCAACCATCCAAGTTCTACCAAGAATACATGATGGAGGTCCAGAGCGCAGAAGATGCATTATGGACAAGGGAACATATCAAGTATTGGAAAGGTTATTATGAATATGATGCTGACGAAAATCAGAGCTATCTTGTCATTGATGGTGAGCGATTTCCCGTTAATTGTTTTGTTGGTTGTGACCCTGCCACTGATATTGA